TCCTGGAGGCGCGCAATCAGAGCCGCGCGCCGCTGCCCGATTGTTGACAGTGCTGGCGAGCAATCGTCAGGCAGACCGTACGCAGACTCCCACTCGTCGATCATTTCGGTGACGTTGTTCGGGTCGAGTTCAAGCTGCAGCGCGTCCGCTCGGTCTTGCACGCGAGCGAACTCAGGCGCGATTCCGTCCATCAGGCTGGTGAGGATCGAGACGCCCTCACGCGACCATGCCTTACCAGGCGGGAGCAGCGCTAGCAGTTGGTGCAGAAAGTCGTCAGCTGTCACGGCAACGTACCGAACGTAATGGTGCCCAGACTGGCCATGCTCCCGAACGGAACGACTACGTCAGCCGCAGGCGAAACGGTTGCGTGATTCGTCTCGCCTGGCGCGATGGAGATCGCTTCGTTGATCTCAGACAGTAAGACGCTCATGCCGCCAGGGTGAGCTACTCGGTCCGTCATAATCTGGAGCTGCTCAGTGATGGCAGTCTGAACAGCCGCCGTGTTCGGCGTGATGTTGATCGTGTAGTTGATCGGCTGAAGCGTCGGCGTGTAGACGTAGCAATCAACGGTGGTCGGCTGGCGCGTTGCCGTGTTCAGGTGCGCAGCGCACTCGATGAGCTTTGCTGCGCTTACGGTGATCGGGTCGTCATCGTCGTTGACGACGTAACACGTCACCGTGCCGGGCCCCTCCTGCCGCGGGTACTCCCACGCTCGCGTGATGCCCGCTACCTCGAGCAGCCATGCTTCGTAGTCGCCCACAGCGCCGCCCCTGGGAGGCGTTCTGCGGCGCTGAAGCACTCGGTCTAGGTAAGCCTCAGGCGTCTCCTGGTCCGCGCCGTCAGTGGGGCGCGTGGCGACCGTGGCCGTAGTGCTCAGCCCTGCGATCGGGCTCTCGATGGTGAGGATCTCGCCCGCATCCGTGTTGCCTGATGCGCCCTCTTCGTCCGCAGTCAGAGTCAGGGTGACGGTCCCTCCCGAGACGGTTCCGCCAGTCGTGACGGTGAAACGGGTGCCGTCCGAACGAAGGTAAGATGTCGTAGTCGCTGGAACGACTGTGCCGTTGGTGCCCGTGGCTGTGACGGTGATGACCGCGGCAACAGCTGCAACCTTGGTGATGCCCCACGGGTTGCCGTGGAGCTTCTCAACCATGTCGTCATCGGCCGAGGTCGGATCAAGCTGAAGCGCGATCCACGCCACGTGGCCGTGCAGGTGATGCGAGACGCCGGACATGGCATTCTGTACGCCGCGCTCGAACGAGCGGCGGAAGAACGCCGCAGTGCTGTCGAGAGCTGTGCTGATATCGGTCTTTACGCGGGCCGCGATCTGCGGGAGCGTCGGTCTACTGAAGGGCAAAGTGCAGCTCCCAGGTGAGTTGGTAAGGTGAGCCGGTGCCTGGCTTGTAGATGCTTACGCTCAGCGTCGCGGCCTCATCGCCCAGGCGCGAAGCCACGCACTCGATGCGGTCCGCTGCGCCGTCTGCGATCATCCATTCAAGCGCGGCTTTCGCGTACGCCTCGGCCTCGCGCAGATTGGCTTCTGTCATCGTGGCGCCTTCGAGTAGCCACAGCTTCGATCCGATGTTCAGCCCCTGCTCGCCGTCGTAAACGTCGGCCCAGTAGCCGCGAGGATCGTCGCCAGGCGCAAGGCCGTCCTCGACAGTCGCCTTGGCATCTGTGAACAGGGAGATCGCCACGACGGTTTCAAGGCCGTCGTCTTCGAGCAAGCTTCCGTCTGCGTTGCGCTCGAGATCTGCTTCTCTCGGCGTTGAGACAGCGAGCATGCATTACCCCTCTCTTGTAAATTAGTGCCGTCGTTCGCCCAGCGAGAGGAAAGGAGGACTCTTGCAAGGCCAGGCCGAGACGGCGCGCCTGAGTTTCATGTCCAAGTAATTGGCGTATTCGGTGGCGCGATCAAAACCGCTGTCCCAGTGAGCGCCCACGTGTTGATCAGCGCGGCGAACGATGTCGCGGCGATCGCGTGCGTCGCGTGCTGCGTGCCGGCGAGCGTCGCGAATCCCACTGCGCCGGGTGGAGGCGCGCCCGTCCAGCCTGCTGCCGCCATGCCGGCGCCCACTGTGGTCGCCCATGCCGTGAAGGCTGTTTCCATCGAGGCTGCCGCAGAGGGCAGCGCAAAGGCCGTTGCAAGCGATGTCGCGAGCGTCGCCGAGGCTGCCGCTACGGTCGTCGAAGCTGGCACCACGGCCGAGGCATAAGACGCCATCGCGTCGGCCCACTCCTGCGCGCACAATGCCCGCGACGCAGGCGGGGAAGCGAAAAGGGTAGTTAGGTCGGCGGTAAGGCTCGCGAGGTTGAGGGCCACGGGTCAGCTGGCTTGAGACACCAGCCGAAGCTGACGGGCCGGGGCCGGAGCGCACACGATCTTTTCGGCCGCCGACCGACGAACGCGCAGCACTGCCAGCGCGACAGGTGCCATCTGCGCCGGAAGCTCAGCCCAAGGCTTCCCCTTGCCGCCCCAGGAGGCCATCTCGCCCATTTCGCGGTACAGGTCAGCTGAGGATGCACGCGCGCTCTTGAAGCGCCCTGAGGCCACTTCCAGGGCTGCGATGCTCTTGACCTCGCTGCGCAGGTGCCGGAGTTGCGCGGGTGCGATGATGCCGCCGAGAGCGATGTTCTGCGCGAGCCATGCGACCTGACGGGTCAGGTGTTCGACCTGAGCGGCGATTTCCGACAGCCCGGCAAGGTCCACGCTCGAAGTGCGGGTACCGAAGAAGTGATCGCGCAGCACTCGCGCGCATTCGCGCTGGTAGGCGATCAGCTTTTCGCGCGCCTCGGGTCGGACGCGGCCCACGTCGATCGTCGCCAGCCACATCGGGAGCGTGTCCAGGTCACAGCAGAAAGTCTCCTGAAGTCGGCCGGTTGTGTCGTGAACACAGATCAGCTGTGTGCACGCCCAGGCCTTCTCTTTGAGCTTCTCAGCTTGGCCGTGAGCCTCGATGCCGAGCGCTTCGCACACTCGTTTCGCGACCACCCAAACGCGCTCGCCCTCGCGCACGGTCTGCAGGTTGTCGCCGTCGAATCGGATCGTTGTGATTTCGGACATGGAAACGCCTCCATCCGAGCACCACGTGTGCTCGGGAAAAGTTGCCGCTGTTCCAGGCTCCCGGATTGGAGGAACGAAAGCCTGCGGCCAGCGGCGAGCCGGCGTGGTCCTATTGGTCGAGCTTGTGAGTCGCCGAAAGGAAGGTCGAAAACGAAGCTGCGTTGACCGGGGTTCCACTCGGGCCCATCGCAGTGGGCACGGTCAGCGCTGCGAGCACGGTCTGCAGGATGTTGCCGAGCACTTGTGCCTGCGCAGCCGTCGAGCCGCCGATGAGCACGCCCTTGCCCGCCGCCGGCAGAACCTCGATTGAGCCATCGAGCTTGAGCAGGATCTTACTTTGTGTGATCGCGGGCGCGTCGTTGTAGAGCGCTGTTTCGCCGGGCTGCAAATCCTTGGGCCTGTAGCGGCGATCGGACACGCAGATCATCACGCCATCGTCGCGCACGCCCGACACGGCGACGAAGAGGCCCTCAGCACCAGGAAGCGGGACATGCGTGAGCCCGCCGGGCTGCATGTGCTCCTGCTCCATGACTTCGCCAGAGAGCACGCTGGCCTGAGTCTTCTGCATGCCGGACGAGTCGCTTACGAGCGAGACCACAGCACGGTTGATCTGGTTGCGCAGCTTGCGCTGAAGCGGCCTGAGCATGGCCGAGATCTCGGAGAACAGCGCGCGATCCATCAGCGTCGTCCCCTTCGCTTGATCTTGGGCGGCTGCTCAGGCTTCGCCGTGAATGCCGACGGGTCCATTAGCTCCAGCGTCGTCACCCGCTCGCCGGCAAGCGTGAACTGCACCGATGTCACCAAGGCAGTTGCGTCCACATCGCACCAATCGTCCGTGATCTTGACCAGCGTGTTCGGGTCCCACAGAACGCCCAGATTCGAGGTCCACTCCTCGACGGTGTATCGGTGCCGAATCGAGCGGCCCGCCCTTACGTTTCGCTCCCAGACGGCGCGCTTGCCTACGTCATCCTTGCCGCGCTGCTTGTCGCTGTGCAGCACCATCGGTCGGTAGCGCGCGACGCCCGTGTCTGTGACGCGGTGCTCGAGCTTGTTCGCCGTGAGGCCTGACCATTCGTCGCTGGCCTCGGTCTGCCCCTTGAACGTGTACTCGCTGAAGCGATCGCGGTAGCTGCGACCGATGCTTCCCACGAGCACGTTCTTGCCGAGCTCGAGGCCAGCGCCTGACGAGAACTGCCCGGCGCGCTCTATCTGCAGGCTCCCGTCGTTGCCGCTGCGCAGGATGACGGCGCGCATCTCAGCCGCGCGCGAAAGCGTCTCGTAGATGGTCTCGCCGTCGTCGATGCGGAAGCGGTCAAACGGCTTGAGCCAATCGGAGTCGTTTGCGATGAGCGGAAGAACGTCGATGCCGAACGGCGCGCAAAGGTCGCTCGCAATCTGGTAGATCGTCGCCTTCTGCCAGAGCCCCGTCTTGTAGACCGCAGAGCAGTCCACAAGGTCACCAGTCTTGGAGCGACCAGTCACTCTCAGGTCTGCGCGGTTCGCATCGTATTCGAAGTCGAAATCATCGACGTAGCCGACGATCACGGTCTTACCGTCGATCTGAATCTCGCACTTGTCCGATCCGGCAAGCTCATCAGCCGCGACTTTCACATCTCGAAGCGTAAGGCCCGTCGAGATGTGCTGGCCGACCGGACCCACGCGCTGGTTTGTCAGCTCAAGCGTGAACTCATCGGTAAGGCTCTCCATGCTCTTACGCACGTTCGCCGAAGTCCACCCTCCGTACTTCGCACCGTTCACGACGAGCGTCACTTCGGGAGGCGCGTCGGGCAGGATGCCGAAATCAGGCATTGGAGATCACTTGGAGCGGGTAGCCGCCCGAGACGAAGCACGGGTTTCGGATGTTGTTGCGCGCGATGATCTCTTCGCATCGCGTCGCGTCACCGTAGAGACGGTGTGCGATCAGAAGCGCCGGGAGTGAGCGCGCTGGGGTGTACTCGACGATGCGCGGCAGGTCGCCCGACGTGAGGGTAAGGTGGTTCGACAGTTCGACGCGCAGGTCGGTATAGGTCGCGTAGATCTCATCGTCGCCGGCGGCTGCGATGGCCTCGAGCACGTCGTCAAACTGGTCACGCGTTGCAAGCGCGCTCAGCTGGCTCTCGTAGGGCATCTCAAC